GCTACTCACACACCAACAGATATCGAATTGCTCGAATGGTGGATGAAGTACGACTTGGATGGTGATGGTATTGATGAAGAGTGCCAGATCATCATTGCTAATCGAACCGTGGTTGTTCGTGCAGTTGCTAATCCTTATTATCACCAAAAACGACCGCTTATCAAAGTCTGCTTTTGCAAAGTTCCTGGCGAGTGGTATGGAATTGGGTTGATTGAGCCGGTAATGTCTCTTATTAATCAACTCACCACCGTTCGTAGACAACGGTTGGATAATATTACGTTAATTTTAAACCGTATGTGGAAAGTTAAGTCCACAGCCGACATTGATCCGACAAAATTGATTGCTACACCAAATGGTATTATCCTCGTCGATAATATGGATGATATTGCCTCTCTGGAAGTGGTCGATGTCACCCAAAGTTCTTATCAAGATTGTAATCAAATATTAAACGATATATTCTCCGCGTCTGTACCCCAAGCACTTACGGGATCGATCGACGACATGAAAGGGACTGGTTCTATTGGTGTCGGGGCAGTTCGCGCAAACATATCGCAAGCTCTTGAGAAGTTCGCTACAGCCGCAAAAGCGATTGAGGACGAAGGTATCAAACCTGTATTGAGCCTCTGCTACGAACTTGATTTACAATACCTCAATACAGACGAAATTATTCGGGCATTTTACGGTAAACTTTTCCCTGACCCTTCGATTGTTACGCCAGAGATGATCCGAGCGAATGTGTCATTTAGAATGACCGTTCTTTCCGAGATGGTGAATACAGATGTGAAGGTCGCCCAGGGCCAAGCGTTCTACACTCTCGCCAAGGATCAATTTACGCCCGACACTAATCAACGTATTTTACGCCAAATTTGGGGATTAATGGGCAACGACGAAGACGAAATTATGGTTAATGGCGCGATGATAGATACTTCTGGTGGTGCAATACCTATCGGAGCGTTAACCGGTAATGTACCAGCGGTTCCCATGACACCAGCACCAGTCGCACCTTCGGCTGAAGCACCGGCACCCGCCATTGCACCTACAGCGACCGCAAAACAGGGAGCCACAATTCTGAAACAAGCCATGGGTGGTCAAATGGCCCCAACACTTAAAGGCGTGACCCCCGTTCCGAGTCAAACAGGATCAGAGTAATGCCATACGAAATAAAAAAGTCAGGCTCTCAATATGAAGTCGTCAATAAAGATACAGGCAAATCGAAAGGGAAGTCTGTGTCTAAAGAAAAAGCCCTGGCCCACATGCGAGCCTTGTATCATTTTGCTGGGATTAAAGAAGGCTTGAAGAAGTAAACAATTTTGCTTGGAGGCAAATATGTTAAAGAACGAAATTAAGCAGGACGATCGGGGCGTTGACAGGTGTGACCGCAGTATAATGCTTGCCGTCCCAAATGTCACCGGCGACGATTCAAAAGGTTATCACAATATTGAAGCCAAATGTGGGATGCCTATTGTGCAAAGAATCTCGGATCGGGTCAAAGGCTGTCCTCGATGCGATAAAGAACCACCGGTGGGGAATGTTAATCCGCGCACGACAAACGCAGCGGGCATTAAATTGACCGCCAAGGAGTTACAAGAGTGTGGACTCACGGAAGACACCTCTCTTAAAGTAAAAGAAACAATTACGGAAACGTTAAAGACGTTCTTTCCTGTGGAGGATAAAGTGAACGAGGTTAAAAAAGATGTTGTTGCTTTAGAAATACCGTTAGCGGCTTTAGAAAATGCAGACGTAGCTAGGATGTTAATCGAAAAGGTTATTGATGGCCTGGATGTACTGCCAGTTAGTAACTTCAAAGAGAGCCGAAGACTTATGGTTCTTCGGGATAGTCTCTTAAAGTCATTGGAGGCGTAATATGGACTATGGAGCTGAATTAGCGAAGTATCCAGATTTACCAGAGGACGAAAAGCAAGAATTAGAAAAGCTTTCTAGCCTTCAAAAAGATATTGCCGTTGCAGGGAGCGCAGAAGATTTTATTCGCCATCCCTTTTTTAAGACTTTTGAGAATCATATAAACGATGTGATCACCGATACCAAAGGTGAGTTTTTGAAGATCGAGAATTTAGCTGACTTACAGGCTTACAAAGCCAAAGTAACGGCCCTTCAAGAACTCAAACAATGGTTGAATTCAAAAGTTATGGCGGGACGCATCGCAACACAAGCTATTAATATTTACGAGCAAGATACGGCTGAGATGAATGATCAGATTCAAGCCGCTGTTACTAAAAATCAAGCTGAGTAAACCAGTTGGAGGAATTTCCAACGCCAGCCCCACCCTGTGTGGACAAGCTACAAGCAAGGAGATTGAAAATGGACTCACAAGTTAATCCGAATAATGTGCAAGATCGAGCCGATAAGCTCGCAGCGGCTGAGAAAGCTGCTGAAATTCCCGCACCCGTTGTTCCAGTGGTGCCAGCGAAGACAGAAGAACCAGCGAAGATAGTTGAACCCGCTGCGAAAACGCCGGAGCCAGTTAAACCTGTAGAAAAACACGAAGAACCAGCAAAACAGCCAAATGATCCGGCTGAATTGAGAAAGTGGGCCACTAAAGCGTCGCAAGAAAATGCCGAGCTAAAGAAAGAGATGAAGGATCTAAAAACGGCCATTGAAAAGATGACCAAAAAGCCAGTTGACTACAAAGAACTGGCAAAGAATCCTGAAGCTATCCAAAAGCAGATTGAAATTGAGCGACAAGAAGCTATTGCAGAAATGCAAGTTCAGCTCGAAGAGAAAGCTCTTCTCGCCACCAAGAATGAAACGATGGTTGAGAGAATGAAGCGGGAACAAGACACTACGAATTATCCCGAATGGAAAAGAGTGTTTCCTTTGGTCCAGAACCTAGCTGCAAACACAGATGGGCGTATTAACTTCAATAAAGTCCCTGGTGATGTTCTTGATGACCTGTATCAACTCGCGTTACAGTTAAGTCCAGCTGCTGTTGTAACACCTCCGGCTCCAGAAGTGAAGCCAGAAGTGAAACCCACAGAACCAGTTGCTAAGATGTACACTGAAGCCGATCTTGAGGCAGCCAGAAAAGATGCGTTTGCAAAAGCGCAACAGGCGTTGAAAGACGAAGCCAATGGTGCTGGTCTTGGTAGTGCCGGTAAAGGCGGTAGACGGTCCAGTGGAGTTTCTAAGGACGCTCTTAACGAAATGCCGTTAGCTGATCTCAAACGAATGATCTCGCAGGAATAAAGTTTTACAAGTCCTGGATGTCACCCGCCAACTGAGGGGCCGTCCAGGCACAATTTATCGTTTATAGTTTGCAGTAAACTATAAACACTGTTTTATCAGAGTGGAGCAGTAGCAGCTCGCCGCGCTCCTAACGCGGAGGACGATGGTGCAATTCCATCCTCTGCACCCATTTAGTGTATATAAGCACCATAATAGTTATGGTGTAAATAGACAGTAAGATTTAACACGAACCCCCATAATTCAAAGTACGGACAAGCCTAAAATGCCCCCGAACTGAAAGACTGGATAAGGATTAGCAGTAATGGTCGAATAAATGTCGGATAAGCAAACGCCCCGACTGAAACATTCCATTATTGAAAGTACCAAAACGAGCAATCGTTTTGAGCTAACCTTAAAGGTAAATTACTATGGCTCTTAATCCAAACTTGACCAGTACCTCTGGTTTGAACGATGCGTCAGCTATTTATTACGACCGTGTTCTTCTAGAGTTCCTTAAATTCCCTCTCTTCTTCCAAGAATCCGCTGAGAAGCGGCCTATGCCAGGCAAAAATGGTACGCAAATTCAGTTCCTACGTCCTGTGACGTTGTCTGTTGCGACCACCCCCATCACTCAGGGTACGAATCCTGATGGTGCGCTGTGGAATACCACGAAAATCTTGGCGACCCCTCTCCAGTACGGAAACTATGTGGCGTTCTCAGATCGTTTGATCCTCGAAGCGTATGATAATATCACCGAAGCTATCCATGAAGTGCTTGGGTACAATGCCGGACTCACGTTCGACACACTCCAGCGCAATCAGATGCAAGGTAATATGACCATCCAGTATACGGGTTCCGCGATCACTGAAATCACAACTTCTGTTGCGTGTGCCGCTGTAGACTTCCGTAAAGCTGCGAAAGCTCTCCAATCTCTTGCCGTTCTTCCGTTTGACGACGGATGTTTTCACGGCCTTCTGCATCCGGCGACGGCTGCTGACCTCCAAGCTGATAGCACCGCTGGTGGATGGTTGGATGTCAATAAGTACATTTCTCTCGAAAAGAACCATGAAAAAGTTCTTCGCGGTGAAATTGGAAAACTGTTTAATATTCGCTTCCAAGCTTCCCCAAATATTGCGACTGGTGTCGGTGCTGCTACTGCCGTTACCTATCATAATTGGGTCATCGGAAAACAGGCCGTTGGGTCTGTCGATGTGGCGAATGAAGGTGTGTCAAAGATCGTTCACATGCCAGGTGATGCTGGTGTGGCTGATCCCCTCAACTTGACTGGTAGTATCGGTTACAAATTCTATTCAGTGTTCCCTGTGCTGGATAGCAACCGAGCCATCGAAGTCATTGGGACTTCAGCGTACTAATCCTTCCTGAGTTGTTTTAAAAACCGAGGGCTGCAAAGCTCTCAGGGGTGGATGGTTCTGATGAAGTGACCTCCACACTGGCAAGTTTTCGTCCACCCCTTCTATTTAGGGAAATTTAATAAGGTAGGTAAAATGCGATGCTTATGGTAAATAAACATGATTTAGACCCAAAGTTAAATCTTATGGGGTTAAAACGCGGTGATAAGGTTGAAGTCGAAATCGCTGACGTTAGCCCGATGGGTTTTACGCTTGATCCGAAAACGATTAAGCTCGACGAAATGCGTGATCCTGATGAGATACGCGAGCCACTTATGAAAGCTACAAAACCGAAGACGGCTGCGAGTATGCCTCTTCCTGACTTGAAATCTATGATTCAGCAACCTTCACCCGTTCCTGCACCGGATTCTGTGCCGATGCCGCCTCGGACGATGATTTAAAGGAGATTTAAAATGCCCGAATTACAGGCTGTACCCAATGAACCCGAAAAAGCTACAACCCGCGTAACGATCAATAAGGACCAAGCGATGTCCCTAAAGATTGGCCTCGCGATTCGTTTAGAAGTTGCCGGTGAAGTGAAAGAACTTTCTCGGTGCTACAATGATAAAGAAAAATATGATGTGGTTATTGAAGATCCTATCGTTAAGAACATTACTCCGAGTGCTGATGAAAAAGAAGACGCTGAGGAATCCGACGATAAAGAAGAAAGCTTGGCTAAGGTTTCTCTCGATGATCTGAAAAAGCTCATTTCCAAGTCTGAATAACAGAGGATAATTTTTATGTTCGAGAAAGAAAAACAAGATATAATGGATGCAGAAGCCCTAGTGTCCGAATTAGAGAAATTAATTGAGTCAGAGAAGTCTGAAGGTGAAGCTGGAAATGAATCTGATGTGCGCGAACTTGAGGAAGCTCTAGCTCACTTAAATGCGTTTATAGCTGCCGAAAATAAAGAAATAGTCGTAGAAAAACCATCCGAAATGGTGGATGTTTCCGACCAAAAGAATGTTGTCGATACAAGTGTTCTTACCGGTCCTATCGGTGGGCTAAAGAACTTTCTGATCAAAAAGCAACGCAGTAACGAAGCAAAATAAATTTTTCCTTGGAGGGGAGAGATGTTACAAATAACTTGGTACAAGAAACTCAGGCAACTAAACCCACGCTTGAGAGTTTGTCAGTTTGAATCATCGGCGCATTTGCCTGGAATTTACTATATCCATGATCGGGATGGCATTGTGGATGTTTGTGCTACAGATATAGGAGATGTTCCTGCGCTTCCATTGTTTAATAGAAATGGTGTATTAAACAAAAGCGGGTATCGACGGGTGATCTTCGCCTTGCTACATTTAAAGCTAACAACGCCTCAAAAAGTGAAGCGATTATTCCCTGGTTTTTTTGAAAGTCATTATCCTGGGCCGTCAAGGATACAGACTGTTTCGACTCACCAACGATGGTCCGAGATGATGAAGGAAGAAAGAAAACGATTCAATATTCTCGGTGATGCTCGTCAGGTTGACGTTCAAGATAGAATTGTTGATAAGATGAAGGAAATGGAGATGGACAATTTTAATCGGCGCAAAAGTGCTGCCTTATCTGGCGATCAGTTTGTTGAACTTGCAGACGACATTAAAAAGAACAGTACAGACACGGAGCGAGAGAATCTCGATCGTGCAAAATTTAATTATGATAAAGCGGTTGGAAAACGTAAAGTCATAATCTAAAAACCAAAGCTCAAAGTTTTCGGAAGAATGAAGACTTGAGAAGTAATTAAAGGAGTCATACAATGAGTGTTACCTTCCCCGCAGTTGTCATTAATTTCATAACCTACACCGCTAAAAGGTGGGGTCATTTTCCAACGATTTCATACTCGAATGGTGCTATAGCTGGATTTGAAGTTGTCACCGTCGATTCGTCTTTAAATATTAACGTTCAGATTCAAACTGGCGTTTCAACAAACGCCCAAATTAAGGCTGCAATAGAAGCTACGGCTCCCACAGTGGATAATCTTGGTGCCAGTGATCTCGTTAGCGTGGTTATTACAGGCGGGCATACTGCCGATACAAATGTCACCGTCAAGAACGCAGCTTTGGCTGGTGGAACAGCTGCTGCAAAAGCTTCTCTAACGATTGGTCATTTAGTTTATGTCGCAAAAACAGCTGGTACTGCTGGAAACAATGTCAGAGTGAAATATACGTCTGGTGGCTCCTTATCTGTGAGCGTTTCAACAAATGATATTACAATTCAACTCAAAAATGATGGATCTTCCACGAACGCTCTTATCGCCGCTGCTGTAGTGGCCTCTGGTCCCGCTGATGCCTTAGTCGATGTAAAGTCGGATGGACTTGCTATGAGTTTTGTTCCTACGGCTGCAATCGCTTTAGCCTTTCTCAACCTTGCCGGTGGAACAGCTGCAGTAGTTGCCTCCCGCGTTCTTCAAGA